TCGTCACCAGCAATCAATGTTGCGTGCGTGTAGCCTTGATTGTGTAAATGCTTTAGGATACCAAAGACATTAGATGACCCTTCTGGGGTATGCTTTACAACATTACCAAATGCCTTCTTTGCAAAAGTATGTTTTGTTTCATAGTCTAAAGGATTCTTCTTTTTATCGTGAGACTTGGATAGGTAGATGTGGGCTTCGCCACCAACCTTCTCGGCGTGTGCTTTGATAGCATCAACTAGCTTTTCGTGGCCAACAGTTGGAGGGTTCATTCTACCAAAAGCAAAGACTACATGACGGTCCTTTTGTTCGTACATACTCTGAGTAACATCCAACTGAGGATTAAGCTCAATCTCATTCTTAGGCATACCAGTATCAGTGGTGCCCTTAGATTGCTTTTCGTCTTTCTTCTTGGATTTCTTTTGTTTTGGATCAACAGCATCTGTTTCGGCTGTTGCATCTTGGCTGGCCATAGCACCGGCGGCTTGGCGTGTAACCACGAATTCTTGTAGACTTAGTCTCTTTTTCATCGATATTCCTCAAGGGATTGGCTTGCCCTAACCTTGTAGGAATATTTATAAGAACTTATTCTTTATCAAAAATATTGTCGAAATTCTCGTCTTCGTCCCAGAATGGCTCTATTTCTAGGTCCTCATCTAGGTGGCTATAATCGTCCTCATCTTCATCATCCTCCAGATCTTCGTCACTTATCTCATTCTCATCTAGCATATCAACTAGCTTTGGCTCATGAACATCGCGGAGATAGTATTCGTGATTCTCTAGGTCGCCTAATTCTTCTAGAATCTCTTCGGCAGCAGTTGCATGCTCGTCATATTCTTCTAGATCCTTCTGTGTTGAATGGCCTCTATCCAAAGCCTCTGCCTCAACTTCTAGTGCTTCATCTACATGCTTGGCAGCCTCTTCTACTTTAGCCATATCAACACCTGGTTCTTTCATTAGGTTATTAAATGCATCTACGGCACCTGGGCATAGAGTGAAATACTCTGTCTCATACTTACCGACAGTAATATTCTTACCTTCTTCGTCGTTGAAATCTAATTCTTCTTTATAGAGACTAAAGTTTTTCATTAGTGGCCTCTTACCTTGAAATCTCTTCCCAATCTACTGATGCTAGAGCTTGAACACTATTTACAGAAGCTGACATCGCAAGGGTAATTGGTTCAGGAGTGCCTGTTAATCCATTACGTTGTAGTTGGAATTTAAATAATGCTTCTTTCAATATGTCAATTGTCTGAGATGATTGGTTCTGAATAGCAACGTATCCCATACCCAGAACTTGGCCGCCACTAATACCTGTGGCTGATGTGTCGTATTCAACAGAGCTATTTCCGCTACCTGGATTCCAGGAAGGAGAGGTTAGTGTGCCACCTCTTATAACTCTCCATGCTACGGAACATGGATTGCTGTTAATTCCAAGAAGTGATAGGGCAGTCAAAATAACTATAGCATCTAGATTAGTAGATTTTAATTGAATCGAAACTATAGGATAATATGTACCAGCAGTGGTCAAAGTCTTTGGTGTCTGGACAGGTGTACCAATAGACCACTGATCACCTCTTAGCTCATAACCACCCTCACTGACTATAGATGAACATACTTGCTTTAGAGTAGAGTTGCTAGCTGTTGCCGTTGTATTTTTAATTTCATAACGAGCTGGCAATGAGGCAGTCGTCATGTATGTGCTATCAATTAAATTGGCATGGTGGAATGAATGGGTGTGGATTAGCTGGCCATCTATTACAAAACCACAGCGAACTGTGCCTAGACCTAACCATTCAACATCAATAAATGCAATCTGTGCTTTAGAGATGTCTAAGGTTATTTGTGATGGGGATGTAGATACATTACCTAGCAATGTATCTCTATTCCAGTTAGCTTGGGCCACTCTTGTTTCATTAACAGCATTGTTTGAATATGAACGCTCAACCCAGTATAGGTTGCTTCCATCTAGCTCCAGATAGATTCCATTCTGGGCACCATAATAACCAACACGTTGTCTTAGGCCAGCCTTAGCTGTATTGAAAACAAATGTTTGTAGAATCTGTAATGACTTACCTGGCTGGTAGGAGAAACATTTAGTTGTTTCTCTTACAATCTCAGCGTTAAGAGTTGTATCTAAATTTAGTTCAATAAGACCAGCGTTAGCATTATGGGCGTAGGTGGCCGTTGCTGTGTTTGATGTAGACCAAAGACCATTATCTTTGAAGCGATGGGAGCTATCAAACAATGTTAGTGGTGTAGATACACGAGCACGGCCAAACGCATCAACAGCTGTGCCTGATGGGTTGGCTGGACCGATACGGTTACCATATTGGTCGGCAAGCATAACGACTTCAAAGATGGTCTTGCCGTCTGGAAGATACTCATGCCTGTCTTTTCTGAACTGTGCCATTTAGCGTGCCTTCGCGAAGTTAGCTGCAGAAAAGGCGGCTAAGCCGCTTTTACTTTTGCCAGACCTTCTTACTAACTTTGTTGGTCTATTGTTTCTAATTGATACAAACCCTTCTGGTCCAGATGGCTTACCGTGGATTGAATGTTCATATCCATGATGGTCTAAACTCGAAAGGTGATCAACCAATTCATTCTTTGCATTCTCTAGGTGGTCATGTATATTTAGAATTCGTTGGAAATGGTGCTTGTTGTTTTGAACATGGGCTAGATCACTATCCATTGCCTGCTGTCTCTTAGCCTTACCAGCTGGCGTCTTTAGTTTATCGACTTCACTTTGGTGCTTATTCTTTAACCATGATTGATAACCAGTTACTGACCTCTTAGCCCCTGTCCTTACAGTACTATTGATATATGTCTTCAATGGCACTCTATGGCCGGCTATAGCATTATGCGTTTCGTCCGTGGCACCTTCAAACTCCTCAACAGCTTTCTTCATGTGCTGCTGGAACCTTGTCTTTGGTGGCTTGGCAGCATGAACAACATGGATAGGTAATAGGTGAACATCCGGATGATGGCTAAATCCACTACCTTCTTCATGTGGATCGAACCCATAGTGGGCCTTCATGTCATCAAGATCACCGTGGCCACGATACTCAGTATGAACAGCAATACCTATTCTGGCTTTAGCTATCTTCTTACCTTCTGGCGAATCGTGCTTTTGGGAATATGTAAGTGTATTTGGCGTAAAGTGATACTTACCACCGTGGCTTGAAACATCATTATGTGTATACATGATGTCGCCCTGGAACACTCTACCCTTTGGTGTGATTTTCTTGAGGTGGTCGTGGGCAGCTTTGAGCTTCTCAACTAAACCAGGGGCATGGCCATGGTTCTTTTCAATATCTTCGTGAGAGTAATTGATCTTTGGTTCTTTATTGAATGCAGACTTAGATGCTACAAAGAACTTTTTAGTCTTAGGATGATAACCAAAAACAATTGATGGTGACCCATCATACTTCACTGTATTCCTTGTAGATGAATGAGTAGCACCTTCAATAGCATTATGGGTATCGTTTAGGGTATGGAATGCATGCTTGAATCCTTCAGTGCCAGAGTCAATTGCATGCTCTTCATTGTGTTTCAAATGAAGTAGCTTGCTTTCGTCGTCTACTGACTCTTGTAAGTATTGAATGAAACTCATTTTATCTCTCTACAATGACTACATTTTTATTTATTCGTTTCTTATATGCTGCAAGTATTCGTATGCCTGGGTATTGGGAAATGCTTTTTCTTGTTTTATCATTACGTATTAGGAAAAATACATCCTTATCGCCCTTAACATCTGATAAATCTGTAATAATATTACTAGCATCAACAGTAATTGATTCTCCCTTCATACTAAAATCATCTTTACTAAATGTTTTGGTTACCACAGCCCCACCATCTCCAAGATCAGAACCAAACACCACATCCATTTTTTCTTTCCTAGTGGCAGTAACGGCAATGTTTGGCTCTATAGTGTAATATGAATCTTGCTTTACAAGTTTTGTTTTCTTAGCTTTTATTGCTTTGTCTATAATTCTTTTTGCTTCTACGCTGAAATAAGAATCTGCTGATTCCCATGTTTCTGCGTCATCCTTTTTAATGGAAACAGGAACCCTTTTACCACCCTTAGTGAAGAACATAACATCAGCCTTTTTTCTACCAGCAGTATCACCACCAACAGACTCCACCTTTACACAATTATTAATCTTGAAAGTCTTTCCAGAGCTATTAAATATGACATTAGCTGCCCCAAGCTTTTTTAACATTTTATTAACTGTATCAACCAAGAACTGTTCGTTGCCAACACCAGCTGATGCAGCTCCCTGCTTACCAGCTGGCTTAGCTAAAATGCTGAACGTACCAATCTTAACCCTACCAACAGAAGATTCTGACGATGGTGTTTTATCATATACGCTACCTTTTATAGATTTTGATATCGATTTAAGAACATCAACTCTATTTTCTGATGTAAGAACAGCTATTTTATTACCACTGATTTTTTTAAGGTCTGGATATCCAGCTGAGGTAACCAATGACATCAAAGTATCGATTGATGTTATACCAGCCATGTAGTTCTCCTAATTATGATACTTTATATATGGAAAACCGCCTTTCGGCGGTTCTCTTATAGTGAAATTGTGTATGGTTCCATCGACCTATTGTATTGGTTATTCACCCTAATGAACT